TGTCCCGCCGCAGGAGAACGGCGCCTGCCTGGGCCCGGAGACGTTTGGGCGCATCGCACGGGGCAATGCTGTACGTGCCGGACTCAGGACAGTAGAAGGCATATCTTACTCCCTGAACAAGCTGGCCTCCCTGGAGGTGCCGGACCCCCAGGACCAGCCGGAGCCAGAAGCGACACCTCTACCCGAGCAGTTGCCCCTGGCCAAGCCGACACTGACGCCCGTAATCCTGGCACGCGTGGTCATCTCCAATACCCTCGACCTCTTCAGCGAGGCTACGCAGCAGGAGATCCTGTCTGAGATCAATGCGAGATACAGATGAAAGACCACGAGGTCATGCAGGTATGGCGAGAAACATTGGACCGGCGCAGGGACGCAGGGACNCCGGCACATCAGGACTGGGACGGCATGGTCCTGGATTTTACCCGGACAATAGTCATGCGGGAAATCGGTGAGGTNNTAAAACGCGTCCGGCCCCTAGCGGATGAGAGTGACGGCCTGCTACTCCAGGCGGCCAGGGTCATAGAGCACCTCGTGGACGCCGTAGAACTCGAGGGATACCCGTTCGAGCCAGCAGATGTGGCCGATGGAAACGACGTAAAACAGAAATTGATAGACCATCTGGAGAAATACGGATGCTCGTCCGAGTCCAATATGCCCCCGACAGATATGGCAGGGTAAAAAACTACTCCAGGCGACGCCTGGAGAAACTCCTGGCGGCTGGGAAAATCCTCAGCTGGCAGGAGGCCTCGACATATACCCCGGAGCAGCGCGACTACGTGATGGCGGTCAAGGACCTTCCATGCACCGTATGCGGCAAGATGCCACCATCCCAGGCACACCACTGCGGAACGGGCATGGGACGCAAGAAAAATCACCTCGAGGTGATCCCGGTATGTGAGAGCCACCACCCCGCCACACAGGCCTGCCAGCTCTCGAGGCGCGAATGGGAGGGCGAGTACGGCACAGAGGAATATCATATGGCGAGGACACGCTATATATTACAGGAGGCCAGGTGAGTGACCAGAGGGGAGTCTAGATGTCAAGATCAAATAAACGTAACGGCCTGAATTTAAAGCAGCTTGCATTCGTTCAGGAGTATTTAAAGGACTACAACGGAACAGAGGCGGCGATACGCGCAGGATATGCACCTAAAACGGCACGGATACACGCCTCGCGGCTGTTAACACAGGATAACATCGGCGCTGAGATCGAGAAGGGCATCAACAGATGGAGCCGGTCCCTCGACGTAACGGTGGAACGCATCGTCAACGAATACGCCAGGATCGCCTTCTTCTCGTGGGAGAAATACACTGTTATCGATGAGTCATCCGGGCAGCCCCGGATCGACTGGTCCCTGATGGATCGGGACGGGTGGGCGGCGATACAGAGCGTCGAGCAGGAAGAGAAGCTCATGGCATTCGGCCGGGACGCCGGCAGCGTGATACGCAAGACCCGGGTACGGCTGGAATCCAAGGCCAAGGCCCTGGCAGACCTGGCACGATACAAGCTCATGTTCGCGGCCGAGGAGGCTGCCAGGGGATATGGCATAGGCAAGGGCGTCGCGTCCGGAATAAACGACCTCGAGCAGCACCTACAGGAGCGGGCGATTGAGATAGCAAAGATGAATCCTGAGGAGGTGTCTGACCGCACGGGTGAGCTACAGGCCAAGCTGGAGGCACGCAAACAGAGGAGGGGAGATGGCGATAGACCCGGTAGGACAGAAGAAGGTGCTGCACAAGAGGGTATTCGAGAGCACAATCCACCTCAACGCGATCCTGGCTGACGCCGGGGTGCCGGAGGGAGGGAGCCTGGTGCTACAGTATTGGGACCCCTACAAACGCTACGGCACCAAGGCCGAGCGCAACACCGCCGCGAAGTGCGAGATGCACGGGGACATAGCACCCATCCTCGTATACCAGTGGGAGGAGGAAGACGATGAGGCCGTCTGAGGCGCACGCTAAGGAGATGAGAGAGCAGAAGCAGTTCAACCGCGATGATATCACCGGAGCCAAGCGATCGTCTATAGAGCGGGCGATCGAGATAGCACAGATGAACCCCGAGGAGGTTGCTGACCGTACCGGGGAGCTACGGGAGAAGCTGGCCGCACGCAACCAGAGGAGGGGGAAGGGCCCGGAATGACCCACTTCGCCAAGCTAAACCCGCACTACCACACCTTGTGTGGAAGCCGAACGGACGGGCAGTCAATCATCTTCAACGCCTTGCACTTCCTCAGGCAACCTGACAGGTGCGNGGCGTGTGTCCGTGTGTGGCAGAAGGACAAATACTACGAATCTATGGAGACCCTGGAGGAGAAAGANNGGCGATCCATCTCCACATCGACAGCCTTTGAGGCCGCAAAGCTACAGGGGGACATAGGATGAGGACACGCGAGGAACTTGAGAAGGATATCAACCTGGCGACTGAAGACCTGCAGACTGATATCCTCCTGGATATCCGGGAGATCCTGCAGATCGTACACGCCGACAAGCTCAGCCGGGCCCGCGCCAGGGGTTCGCTACTGGAGCAGGAGTTCAGAGCGAGGAGGATGGTCGATGATTAATGATCCAGCCGTCCACATATACTCCCGTATCCTGGACACAGAGATATGGGTCGTCCCCGACGGATGGACAGGCGAGTTGGACGGGCCGGTATACACGGATTCGGAGATCCGGGAACTGGATCGGCTGCAGGTCACGGCGAAGGAGCTGAGGGTGATCCACAGAGCCAAGATCGGACTGGACGGGGACGTGATGCGTCCTACAGAAATCGACAATATCATCGCCGAAAGTCACCTCCTGGGGAGGCATTAGTGACCACGCTGGAACTACAGGGGGATATAGGATGATCGAGTTCCTCAATATGACGATGTGGGAACTGCATCGCCACATAGGCGAGGCCATCAAGGTGTGGCATATGCTGGTCCCGGTGGTAGCTCTGCTGTTCTGGGTAGGTTGGGCCATAGGCCGTGAGATCGAGACCGCCTGCAGGAACCAGAGGGACGACAAGCCGAATCCATACGCAGACTCCTTCCGAGAGGGAGATATACTCGTTACCGACGCCGATGGACAAGGTTATCGGTTTCGTCCGAGGAGGGGGCGCCATGATCAAGAAGGTTGAACTGCCAGCCCTGGACCGCTACTACGACCCGGAGGACCTGCTCAGGCTCCTGGCCCGTGCCATCAATATGCTTATCGAGGAGCATAATGCCTATATAGCAAGCGTCACGATCCCACCGCCAGGTTATGGTGAGGCCTATACGGGCGAGCTGTTGGCCCTTGTCCGGGCAACAAACGAATGGCAGGACCCCAACGAGGAGGAGTAAGTGACCGCTGCCGCGGACTACGTCGAGTTGATGCGCCTGGAATCCGAGTGGATACGCCAGGGGCGAGACGACCTTTACGCGTTCTGTCAGTCGGTACCTATACCAGGTGTGCCGGCAGAGGAGGACGGTCCGGATGAAAACTACACGCATATGGTCCAGCCGGCGCACCACCACAGGCTCCTGATCGATAAGCTCGAGGCCGTGGAGCGCGGCGATAACAAGCGCTTGATGGTATTGATGCCACCTGGCTGCGCCAAATCATCATACTGCAGCGTCATNTTNCCCACNTGGTATCTGGGACGCAAACCAAATCGGTCGATCATATGCACGTCATACGGGTCCAACCTGCCCAAAAAATTCGGCAGGCGCTGCCGAAATCTGATACGGTCCCCCGAATACCAGCGCGTGATGGGCGTGGCTCTCTCCGAGGACTCCCAGGCGGCCGATGAGTGGGCCCTGGTCAACGGGTCGGATTATATGTCCGGGGGCATCCTGAGTGGCCTGACGGGCAACCGCACCGACGGTGCCATCCTCGATGACCCTATCAAAGGTCGGGAAGACGCTGAATCGGATACGATTCGCGAAAAAACCTGGGAGGCGTACCTCAGTGATTTACGGACACGCATCAAGCCGCGGACGGGGTTCATCGTGTTGATCCTGACACGGTGGCACGAGGACGACCCTGCCGGCCGGATACTGCCTGANGGNTACAAGGGCGAGAGCGGCCTGATCACCGCCAAGGATGGTGAGGTATGGGATGTCCTATCCTGCCAGGCCCAGTGTGAGCGGGCGGACGATCCCCTGGGACGTGAAATCGGCGAATACATATGGCCCGAGTGGTTCCCGGAGGGCCACCTCGAGCAGGAAAAGATCACCCAGGGCTCTCGTAACTGGGCCAGCCTATACCAGCAGAGGCCGGCGCCCGAGACGGGTTCCTTTTTCCAGCGCGAATGGTTCCGTCATTTCGACCCGGGCCGCCTACGGTTCCACGGCCACCGCGCATACATTATTCACGATCACCTCGACCTTCCACAGCCCCTGACGTTGTGGGGCGCTTCGGACCTCGCCGTGACAGATGAGGAGGACGTGGGATCCAAGGATGCCGCATACAGTACCCATATCATCGCCGGCGTGGACCATCAGAATAACCTTTACATCCTGGGTCTATGGCGCCAGAAAACGGACTCGCTCACCTGGTGCCGGGCCTGGTGTGACCTCATAGCCCGTTGGAAACCCCTCGAGTGGCTCGATAGCAAAGGCCAGATCGAGAAATCCGTGTTTCCGTTCCTGTCCCGCATGATGCGCGAGCGGAACATATCACAGACATTCGACCATATGACAGAAAGCGCGAACAAGGTCGTCCGGGCCCAGCCGATACGCGCCCGGCTCGCCCAGGGCATGGTCCTGTTCCCCTCAGGTGGCCTACCCTGGGTCTCGGACCTGGAAAACGAGCTGCTGGCATTCCCGGGTGGGAAATATGCGGACCAGGTGGACGCCATCGCCAGGTTCGGCCTGAAGCTCGACAGCCTCCACGGTGCGAGCAAGGCGGTTGTCGATGAGGCCGTCAGGTTCGATTCACCGGTATATATCAAAGACGTCATAAAACAGATGGCCAATGCTGCCGATAGGGAGGACTACTAGCCACGATGCGCCACTCACGCCACTCAGGGAGCAACGACTGACACGTAAGAAGTTACGTAAAAACTGCAATTAATTGTGGACATTTGCTAAAGTGTTTCGTATATTCCTCGTTG